AGCGGGCGCAGAACGTCGGTGAGCCACGGGTTGAATACGGTGTGCCTCGCGCCCTTGCGTCGCCGCGTTGTCGGTGAAAATCCTGTTATCTGGCTAAAGTATTCCTGCGAATCGAAGTCCTCTGAAACGCCGGTGACAGGCTGTTCATTGGCTCGCAATCGCGCGACAGGGCTGCCCGGTGAAACCGATTTCCAGCAAAGCAATGCGCCGTCTGCGGTGCTCGCGATTACCCGGTTGCGCTGGCGCGCGAGGTCTCCGAGTAGCTCCCCGATTCTCTGCGCTGTGGTCAGCGCGACCTTGTCGAATGCGGCGCCGTCACCGTCGGGAAAAGAGACCGCGAAACCGAAGGGCTTGACGAGAGCCTCCGCGATCGCGCGTAGTTTGAGGTTTCGAAACTCGAGAGGCAGCGCGCTTTCCGGCGCCGTGCAGTCTCCGAGCCTGGCCGGCAGCGCGTATGCGGTAACCTCCACCGATCGCGAGTCAGCGCTAACCCGCGGGTGCACGCCCATAAACGTGCCGGTGAACAGTGTCTCGCCGCCGACCGTGACCTCGAGTGTCCGATACGTGAATGGTCTGAACGTGTCACGGAACTCGCGGCGTTCAGGCTCGAACGGCGCGGTAAAGCTGACCGTCGAGAAGCTGTCGAGACCCAGCGTTATCTCGATTGACTGCCAGAATCGAAACGCCTTGCCGTTGATCTCGAGGCCGACTTCGTCTTGCGTCGGCGCGGCCATCAGGTTGTCGCCGGGTAGTAGACTATGGATCGCCCTCTGGGCAGCTCTAGGATTTCATCCCCTGTCAAGTTGTTGCTACTGATCAGAAAGTCGAGCCTCTCGTCGGGATGCCCGTAGAGCTCTGCGCACAAGTCAATGATCGTGCGGTTACGGTCCAGCACGATGCGCCGCTCCGGAATCAGCGTGAACGAAATCTCAACGAGGAATCCGAGGCACACGGCAACGGCGCGGTGTAGCTGCTGATACGATCGCCCCGTGTCCACCTGCGCGGGCGTGACGTCGAGCTGCTCGAGTGCGGCGAAACCAGGGTCTCGATAGGCGATGACGTTTTGAAATTGCGTCTGCACCGACCGCGCCGCGTTGAGTGCTTGAGGGCGCGTCGAGAACGTATTGGATACGCAGCTCTGCACGCTGGCAGCCACGGCGTTCATGGCGAATAGATCCGATGCGTGGAAGTCGTTGGCGATGCGCGTCGTTCGGCTAGGCAGCTGCGTGCCACCGGCAAGAGACGTAGCCGGGTCGCCCGCGGGTGCGCCGAATATCAGGTCGGCAAGCAGACCGTAGGCGTCGAGCCTGACCTGGATGTCGGCGGATGCGAATGCGGGTGCGCGGATGAATGCCGCGATCTGCGCCGCCATGATGAGCGGGCTGGCAATCGAAACGTCCACGTTCAGCCTGACGACCGCCTCCGCGTCGAAGAAGGCTCGGCGCGATGACAGCGTGGCTGCGGCGATTCCTTGCAATGCGCCAGACGTCGTGTCGCTTGCGCCGAGAATCGTCCCTTTCAGATTGGAGCGGTGGAGCTGCGTCGAGACGTCAACCGAGTCGCCGAACTGCTGCGCCGATGCGAGGTCGAAACCCTCGAGCGCAGCGGTGATTTCGTTGCGCGGGCTGACGTCCGCGCTCGGGTAGATCGCGCGAAGCGTCGTCCAGAACTCGACCTCGAGGACGGTCTGGTTTGCGGCGCTCTTGAGGTCGTCGCGGCGCGTTATGTCTCCCAGCGGGACCGCGTTCGGCACGAGTCCGTACAGCGGATGCTCGAGTCTGCCAACGCCTTTCTCGAGCAGCGCCGCCTCGAATACGGTCGCCTCGATGTCGTGGTCTGCGCCAGAGAAGAAGACGCGGATCGGGTATCGGCGTGAGCTGAATCCGTTTTGCTGGACGTACGCTTCATCGACGCCAGGGAATTCGAACGGCGTGGACCGCAACGTAACCGCGCGCGATACGTCCTCGAACTGAAACACGATTCGCGTGCCACTCGGCGAGGTGTAGGCGCCTTGCCGCAGGCGGTCTTGCCACGCCATCTCAGAATGCTCCGGACGGGCTCACGCGCAGGCCGGCGGCGGATGCCTTCTTGGGGTCCTTGAATTTCGCGCGGCCCTTCGGGTCGGTGATCGTGACCTCATGCTTGGTCGTGCTTTCCTCGCGCATTACTTTGCCGAGGCGCTCGGCTCCGCGCTCTTCTGGAGTGATCACTTGCGGCGCTTCCTTCTTATCGGATCCTGGCGGCTGCGCGCCCGGCAATTCTGGCCCTTCGATCCCAAAGGTTTCTCGGCCAATGCCGCGCACCGCATTCACGACCTTGCTCACCTTGTCGATGATGCCGCCGAGAATGCGCTGAAATGTCCCGGCGATCGAGTCCCATAGCCCACTGAAGAAGTCTGCGATCGGCGCCCACGCTGCCTTGAGAAACTCGAAAGCTTCGCTGGCGAACGCCTTGATCTTTTCCCATGCGGCGCCGAACGCTGACGCGATTGCGTCCCATATCGCGGCGAAGAATGCCTTGACGGGCTCCCACGCTGCCATGAGTAGCGGCGCGGCTAGCTTGAACAGTTGGATCTGCGGCCACAAGACGATTGCCACGAGCCCGGCGATGAACTCGAACGCAGCCTTGAAGAATTGCTTGGCGGATTCCCAAATTGATTTGATTCCGTCCCACGCTGCGCTCGCCTTGTCCTTGATCCATTGCCACGCGGCGGCGGCGGCAGCTTTGATCTCAGGCCAGAAAGCGGCGATGAGCGCAGCTGCTGCGGCGACGCCTATGATGAGGAGTGTCCAAGGATTGGCTGCCATGGCTGCGTTCAAGAGAAACGTTGCGATCGCCCAAGCTTTCACTGCTGCGGCAACAGCGAGGAGCGGTATGGCTGCTCGTCCTGCACGATCCAGAAAGTCGATGATGTCCGGCATCGCTTCGCCGATCTTGTTGATCGTGTTCTCGACCTTCTGCGTGATGAGTTCGCGGTTCGCATCGACCCACTTGGTCATGCTTTGGACGACGCCGCGTAGCGGTCCGCTTTGCGTGTCGAACAAGGCGATCTTGACCGAGTCGATTGCGCCGCCAAGCTCCTCCATGTCGCCCTTGAAGTTGTTGAGGCGGAGCTTCGCCATTCGCTCGGCGGAGCCGACTGCGCCCTTCAGTTCCTCAGTAAGTTTGGTGGCCTTGCCGGAAAGGAACATGTCCTTCAGGTTGGCTGCAGCCTTCTGTCCGCGCAATCCAACGAGCTCGGCGAAGAACGCGACCTGCTCCATGTTACCGCCCGAGTTCTCGGCGGCTTTCGCAAGCTGGGCCATCACGTCGCCCAACGGCAGCATGTTGCCCCCGGCGTCCTGAAAAGAGACGCCAAACTCTTTCATCTTTTTCTTGATGCTGTCGGTCGGCGCGGCAAGCTTCGTGAGCATCGTGTTGACGGCGCTGCCCGCTTCGCTGGCATCGAGCCCGACGTCCTGCAGTAGGGCGACCGCAGCGACCGTGTCCTCCAGCGGGATCTGAAACTGACGCGCGGTCGACGCGACGTTTGCCATCGACTCGCCTAAGCTGCCGATGCTGCTGTTCGTGCGGGCGCTAGCTAGCGTCAGGACATCGGCGACGCGCACAGCTTCCGTCGTCGCGAGACCCATGCCCTTGAGCACGTTGCTGATGTGACCGGCGGTCTCGGCGAGCTCGGCGCCCTCGGCTGCGGCAGCGTTGAGCACGCCCGGGATGCCCTGCAGAATCTCCGCGTTCGTGAAGCCGGCACGGCCCATGAGCTCCATTCCGTTTGCGACTTCCGTCGCCGAGAACTTGGTGGACGCGCCGAGCTCCATCGCTTTTTTGCGAAGCGGCTCGATCTGGTCTTTGGTCATAAGCGACACGGCGCCAACGGCGCTAATCGCTTCCTCGAAATCTGCGCCGGCCCCAATGACGTTGCGTGCAATCAGTCCGCCGGCGGCGGCCGCTGCTCCGGCCGCTATACCGAGCCGCTTTAGCCCGGCGCCCATGCTATCAACGAGCCTGTTGGCGCCACGCATTCCGGCGCCTAGGTTTCTGGTGAACCGCGACATCCGCGATTCAATCTTGGCGATGATGCGGCTCGCTTGATCACGCGCCTTGAAGATCGCCGTTATTGAAAACTTGCCGGCCATTTTTTACTTCTTGGGCCTCGGCTTCGATGCCTCTCGCAGGCTCGCCCTGATGCCCTCGTAAAAGAACTCGATCTCCGTCATTGATAGCGTTCTTGGATCCGGTAGGCCGGGGTAGTCCGCACAGATTTGCAGGAGCATCTCACCGTACACGGCTCCGATAGTATGGTGCCGACGGCCGCTTTCTTTGTCCCTTGGTAGCCGCGCGTCGCGCCCGTCGCGTACCAATTGCGTGACTACCTCTAGGCCAAAAAAAGCAGCAGGATCGATTGGCAGACTTTGAGATCCAGTAGGTCCATTTTACTAAACAGAGCCACTGTTTCCCTTGTCATGTCCGCTAGCGCGGCGAACGTCTTCGCCGCTTCGTGCTCTTTCTTTTTAGCGTCAGTCGCCATCAGCGTTGCACCGGTAGGCCGGTAGAACGTGATCGGCTTCTTGTCGCCGTATACTGGCGTGTAGATTGGCTGGCCCTTCTCGTCGATGACGAGGTCCCCCGCCTGCATTGCGGCAACAATCTTATTTTTGCAGTCCTTGAACGACTTCAGATCCGCGTCGTCCCACCCCTTTGGGTTGACGTCGAGCCTCATTGTCGTAACGAACCGCAAGAATTCCTCTTCCGCCACTTCGTCGGATATGACTTCTTGTCCCATGTGGTCTCACTTCTTCGGCGGCGCTCGCCGCATCACAGCGGCGAGGTCGCGCCATTGGCCTTCGCTGCTCCACTCCACTTTTACGAGCTGCAGCGCCGCCCACTTCGCGAGTCCCGCCATTGAGTCTGGCAAGAATCGCCAGCAGTCTACTGGGTGCCGATGCACCGGGCCAGTAGAGGGAACGATCAGGATGATGTGCCCGCCGCGGCGAACGACGCGCGCCATGTTCTGCACGGTCCGCCAGAACTGCGGGTCGTGCTCGAGCGTTTGCCCGCTGATGACGGCATCGAAAGACTCGTCTTCGATCGGCCAGTCGTAGCCCTTGACGATGATGTCGGCGTTCTCGAGGTCAAGCGAGGTGTATCGGCAGTCGTCGAACAGCGTCCGGTAAGAGCCGTTGACGTTTGCGCCGCCGACGTCAAGCACGCTCGCGCCTGCTGGAATGCACGCGCGCAGCTCCCGCATCATGCGCATGCTCGAGGCGTGCATTAGGTTTTGACGGCGCGTGGCGGGTTTACGTGGCCGACGCCGTCGGCGCGGTAATGGTGCTGTGTATACAAGCCCCTGAGTAGGTAAACGCGCTTACCCACGCGTTTCACATCCCTATGTGCGGCGTTATCAACACCCATCATTCCGGATTTGAATCCGCCGATTGCTTCCCACGTTGCATGTGACAAGCACAGCACCACTCCGCTCAACAGGTGCTTATGCGTAACGTCAATTGCTTCGCTTCCGTACTGCTGATGTAGCGACAACCCGAACCGACGATGGTCCTGCATGTCGTGCCCACTCGGCGCGCCTGGCGGAATTTGTTCCTTGTTGCCGATCCTGTTCGTCATCGCGCCGAACAGTCCGGCGTCAGGATAACGTTCGATCGCTTCGAGTAGAAGCCTGTACCAGTCCCGGGTTGTAAATACGGCGTCATGATCAAGGAAGCAGCAATGGTCACGCGGCAGAAGCCGCGACATGATTTCGTTGTACGCGCGGCCGAGGTTTCGTTCGACGTCATAGGCGATCGCCGTTACGAGAGCCATCCGGTGAACTCGTCGGCAACGCCGGTGACCTGCCGGCAGATCGAAACGATCCGATGCGCCACCGTGTGCCGTTCAGCGTGAAGGCGCCTCCCTGCTGCGGCGATTCGGGCGCGCCGTTCCGGTTCAGCGTCGAGCTCCTTGGTCAGACGCACGGCGTCCGTTGCGTCGTCGAAAAGCACAGCGTGCTCGCCGTCGCGAAAGAGTCGCTCGGCACCGGGGAATCGGTGCAGCAGCATCAGGCCTCCGCAAGCCATAATCGAGTAGCTGCGGACACTCGTATATCCGGGAGCGCGCGGTGACATGCTGAGGCAATAGCGAGAGCTCGGATAGAGCCCAGGCATCTGCGCCTCGATGGCGAGTCGAGCCGGACGCTCGCGGGAATTCAGAACCTTGGCGCCAAGCGCGTTGCAGATCGCGCGGCGTCCTTGGTGATAAGTGGCGTTACTGAGATCGCCGACGAAAAGGACCCGCGGCGCGTCTGGCACCGATACGGGCGCTCTCAGCGGCGCGCCCTGCGGGCAGTAGTGCACCGGCACGCCGAGCTCCTTTGCCCATTGTTTGGGCGAGAATGGCGTCCCTTGCGGCGATGTCCACTCGCCGTTGAACGACAGCGCTACGTGCTTGGGGCGGCCTCGTAGTGGAGTGCCTACGGATCCGGGTCTTAAATCCCAAAACCAAAGCACAGACTCGCGTGCCGCCGTCCAGATGCGCTGGTCCGCAGCGAGCACCGCGGCCACCCTGGTATTACAGACGATCGAAACGTCGTATTTGGCGGCGAGCTTGTCGCCCATATCCGGGTCCGCCTGGTGCGTGCGGACGCATGAGACGCCGGCTGCGGGTAGCTCGCGGACTGCCTCGTCGGCGCCGTCTCCGCCGGGGAACCCTTTGCCGCTACCTCCCCAGAAAAGAACGCTCAGCCCTCGGATAGGCTTCGCCGACACGGATAGACTCTCGCGCAGAACGCTCAGCATTGACGCGCGGTCCCTTGGTTCCCTTTTCGGCTGCGCATTCCACTCAACACTGGTTGCCATTGCTGGGATAGAGATAACGGTCGTGGCCACGCCGCAATAGCAGGCCAGTCGTTGGTAGGCTGTGTCGGTCCAACGCTCATGCCTTTGGTAACGATTATCTCGTCTCTCAGAATACCAATGATCCGCATGCCACTCGCGCTCACACCCGTTGCCCGCGATGCAAGCCGCGCTCGAAGTGCGGGTTAGACTGTTTGCGATACACGTCGGCGCCGATCCGTCCGCACCGTACGCCGTGCTTCCACAGCAAGTAGGGCAGGCTGACCTGGTCTCGCTGCGTATGCTTCTGAATTTCCGACCACCACGCGCGCCCGAATTCGACCATCTGATCGGTGCGTCGACGTGCGACAACCATAGTATTTAAGAGCCCGGCATTGCGCGGGAAACCTTCCGCTTCGTACGCCGCGGTCTGTCGCTGCAGCGCATCCGCCGGCGCACGGTCGAGACGCGCGCATTCGTGCGCCTCGGCGTACGCGCACGCGCGCCACGGGTGCGGATAGGCGGCGATGTCGACGTCTTTGAGAGCTTCGACGAGCAGCGGTCGCAGAGCCTTTCCTGTTGGCTTGATGCGCCCGTCAATCCAAACAACGATGTCGGCGCCAGCGGTTTCGTCCAGCTCGAGCGCCAGGGTCTTGATTCGTCGCGCGGTTTGCCTCGGGTCGCCGTCGCTGCCAATGGATACGCGGCGCCATCCTTGCGGCGCGCGCCCATCGGTGAACATCACGTAATCGTCTACGTCGTGCAGCCTCGGGACTTCGCATCCGTTGTCGCGGCGCTCCAGGATCGCGGAGACGACCACGATACGCCCGAGCCCTGAGGTCACACCGAGACGCTTGCGCCAATCGATTGGCGGCACGAGCCCGAGCAGCCGTTCTCTGTCAGTCTCGAGCGCGGCATAAGTCAGTTCGGCAGGCACGTTTTGCAGTGGCGCTTCGTTCGCTTTCTTCCGCACCACGCCGACGCCGTAATCCGTGTCGACCGTGAATGCGTCGACGTCGGTCCGTTGCCTCAGCGCGACCATCGCCTTCCAGCAATCGCCATTCCAGACGCCGGTTTCGCGCGGCACGCGCTGCGCTATTTCGTTATCAGGGTTGCAGTCGTGCAGGACAACGTAGCCGCCAGGCGCAAGGTGCTGCAGCGCATTGTCAGTGTCACGTAAGACCTGCTGCGCCTCGTGTAGCCCGTCGATGAATACGACGTCGAAAAGCTCGTCGGTCCGGACGCGGTCGAAAAACTCGTTGGATGTCAGACGGAAAAACTGTTTGTAGAGCCGCTCTGCGCCTGGCTTGGGCGCCGGGTCAACGCCCCACTTTTCGCTTGCTCGTACATGGGAACCGCAGCGCCCGGCCTGCACACCGATCTCGAGGTAGCGCCGCCCGAATGCCTCGTCGAGTAGCGTATTGATGATGTCCCACCGTGCGACCGGCTTCGTCGTCACGGCTCGACCTTGTACAGCGACCATTCGATGCTGCTGATAAGCGAGTTCTTCACGCGGTGCTTGTCGCGCTGAGAGGTACGGAAGATACCTTGCGGATCCGATGACGCTAGCGAGACGAGCCACTTCGCCGGATGCGGGACGAGCCAAATCGGGACGCGGTTCTTCTGTGCCCACACCGAGACTTGCGCATCAGTGGCGTTGCGCTCGGGCCACTCACTAGGTAGGCGTACCGTGCGCGTATCAAATGCCATTGTGCCGGAGCCGGCGTGGTTTACCCAGCGTCCCTCGGTGCGGCGGTGAATCGTGCCGAGGCTACCAGGGACAATATCGAAAAAGCCGCGCGCGCGTCCCGCGTATGAGCGCCCGTGTGCTGTAACGATCGCCTGGCCGCACCACTGTTCGACGGCGGCGACCATCGTCTGAACGTAGTTGCCCAAATAGCAAAAGTCGTCGTCGCAAGCGAGGTAACAGCAACCCTCTGCATGCAACGACGACCAGTAGAGCTTCCGCTCGGCGCCTCCGTTTTCCGGATCGAGTATGTGTTCGTCAGCGAGCTCCCGCACGCACGCAGGTACGTGGCGATAGCCGTTGAGGTAGACGTGCAGCCGATCAACATGCGGCCGGAGTGAGGCGAGCACTCGCGGCAGCAGATGTTCCCGGCGTGGTACCGATGCGAGCGCTGCTAGTACAGGCGCGCTCACTGCCGTGTCAGCTTGCCTTCACCCGCCAGCGAAAGCTCGCACGTTGCGTTTTGCGAGCTGTAGTTGAGCTCCCCTGTGATCGTGCCGCGTCCCTGGTACACGCTGCTGTCAGCAAACGTGATGCTCACTGCAACGAGTTCGTGGGCGTCCACGATCTCCTGCAAGAACTCCTGGTCGCCACGAGAATTGTCGACGCCTACCGTGAGACCGCCGAGCATCCACGGAGTCTTGGTGGCAATGACGCGCACCGTGCCGTCGCCATTTGCCTGGACCTCGTTCTCGTCGCCGCCGAGCTTGCGGCTACCGTCCGCATCCGCAGCAACGGAGAAGTTGCGTCCCTTGACTTCGATGGACTCGATCGAACCGCCGATTTGAGACATTGGCTTTTCCTCGTGGGAAATCGGCGCACTGATACCGACGCGGCGCCTATGCGCGCGGGGCCGCTACGTGCGCGT